GTCGTAATTCTGGCCGGGCTTGTATGTGCCGTCGGGGTTGTAGCCGAGGATGACTTCGGCATCGTAAAGATGGAAGTCTTCGGGATGAATCCCAGCAGACAGCCTACGGGCCGCGTGCTGGGCCTCCGCACGCTGTGCCGCGTTCATGCTGGCCGCAATCCGGCACTCTTCATCGGCAGGCTCGGCAACGCCCATTCGCACCAGCATGTACGAATCTGGCCGCTCGAGGATCGCCCCGAGTTCCCAAAATGTTGCGGTCTGGTTCGCACCGTTTCGCCAGACCGTGCGCTCCACAGTCTGGATCTGCTCGTCCTCAGACAGTACGGCCGATGGGCTTACCTCGATGTCATCACGGATGATACGTGTTTTCATTAGCTGGGCCAGCCCGGATCGCCGTCGACGGTGTAAGTGATGGACGCCTTCAGGCCGTCTGCCATCGCGACAGTAACGCCGAACTCGACGCCCGCCGACGTGAAAGATTGATTCGTCGCCGCCGTGTCGGCATAGATGATCTTCATGGCATTGTCTGCGGGGGTCGCGACAAGATCCGTGATTGCCTGATGTCCGGCCAGTGCGGGATCATAGAAGATCTCAGCCGCGACAGTGCCCGGGTTGGAGTATCCGGTTTGAGCAAACGTCTTGTACACGCCGCCATCAAGGGTGGTGGATTCGAACGTCTCGCTCCCCGATCCGCTGTGTTCAAGGCTCAGCGTTTGTGCGATGTCCACCAGACTCGCCGATACAGTGTGCTGAAGTTTGGTCCCCTTACACTTCACAATAGCCATCTCGTGGCCCTCCTAGGTGTGCTGAATGATGAATGACAGTGACCGCACATAATGCCGCTGGTCTCGCCCGTCGCCGAGATAGACCGTGTCATCACGTGCATTGTCCCACAGAACCGCGTTGATGGTGTCACTCGCCCCTGCCGCTCCGCTGTAGTCCCGCAGGAACGTCTCGACCGCAGCCGCCAGAGTGATGGCCGCGGGCCGATTGCTGGCGTAACAATCGATGTCGACGTCAGAACGCCGCATCGTTCCGCCGGTGCCATCCAGTCGCTTGTACGGGTCGTGGGAAGTCAACGTGATCAGCACGTAGGGGGGCTTCACGCCCTCGACGGGATGATCCAAGAACACCGCATCAATCGACAAACCGCCGACAGTCTGGGCTGGTGCCAGTGTCGTGATAGACGACTGTGCGAGAATAAGGGTGCGAAGTCCGATCTCGATGGCCATCACTTCCCCTTCCGCTTGGTGATGTCCGTCGTCAGCCGCTGCCAGACGCGTTTTTCCATCTTGGCAATCCCGGCCTGTGTCTTCGCCTGCACGCCCTCGCGGACAGCGTCGACCAGAATCGGAGGCATCTGCCCCGTGTTCCAATTGGTCACGTCTTGTAACTTGCGGCCAACGTACATTCGCGTCTGTTTGACGGTTCTCCGCTTGGTGCCCAGTGCTGCCCAGTGGACATTTCGTGCAGCGATTCCAACGCCTTTTGGCTTGCCCGCCTTCGTCACATTGTTCCCGCTGCGGGTTGCCCCCAGCTTACTTGTACGGGCGACAGAGAACCCCGCCTTCGCCCCCTGCCGCTTGGCCGATTGCTTGGCTACACCACTGCCAACCAGCTTTTTCAAATTCTTCAGCGGGGCCGGAATCTGTTGGCGGATGCCTCGTGCAAACTCACCCACACACGCCGACAGACCGGATCGCACCGCCGCCTTCACCTTTTTGTCTGCCAGGTTGGAAAGTGTCAACTGAAGCAGCTTGTCGCCGCTCAGTTTGATCACTTCCGCCTTCATCTGGGCCGATAGGCGGGCAGATTTCTCCAGTCGCATCCGCGCCATCTCTGCCCGTGCTGGCTTAGCCATCAGTGGCCACCTCCACGCACGCGAACCGCACCATCTCCTGCTCTTCGTCGACGTTGATCGGGGGGCCAGAAATCGAGAGGATGCGAGAGTCCAGCACCAGACGGTTTTTGACCGTGATCGACTTTGTGACCGGGTCGGCGCGCATCGTGATCTGGTGGGAGATGTCCGCCGCCACCTCGACGCCCCGGAAGAACTCACGGCTCCCGCGTGTCGCGACGTGGCACCACCGTTCGGCGTAAATCACCCAGTTGCTGGCCGAGGTCTCATCGATCTGCCCAGCCGCGTTGACGGTTGCAGACAGCCTTTCGATGGTCACGCGATTGGAGAGGCTCCCGCCCTTCATGCGTAGTTCCCCCACCGCAGACGATCGCACAGGGCCGAGTACGAAAACTCGATCTCCTTTGAGATTGTGCCAGTGATCGACGCCTCCGCATTCTCCAGCCAGTGGGCAGCCAGTAGCCGGATAGCCTGCTTGGCGTCCTCTGGCACCGCAGACGCTGCACCGTACCCGCTGGTGTACGTGACCGCGACGGCCGACAGTCGGTCGTATGTCGTCGGCCAGGTTTGCCCAAATGCCGGCCGGATCAATGCCGGCTCGGCGTAGATGTCGCTCTCGTAGGTTGCACCCGCGAGAGTCTGTTGTACGTTCAGAGAGTCGTAATAGGTGATCGAAACGATAGCCTGAATCGGGGCCACGTCGAGAACGATCCACGACGGGAGGTAGTCGAGATACAGTATCCGCGTCTTCGTGCAGAGGTCTCGCCGCGTGTCTTTCTCCAGCAGTGATCTGGCCGCCGTCAGGTAGCCTTGGATCTTCGCGTCTTCGTGGTTGTGATCCACGCGGGAATGGAGTTTGAACTCATCAACGCTGACAGGCTCGACCGCTGGGCCGACAGACACGCGCGATGTGTGCCTCACGCGGTGCATCGACTCCAACGGCCGGGCCTTGTCCCACATTGTCAGCGTCCCCTGCGAGAGAAGCGAACAGCACGCTCCGCAGCAGCCGGTGCCACTGCGGTTTCCATGCCGTCATTTGCGGGTCTCGCAATCTTCCGCTTGATCAGTGTGTTGGCCACGCCGTCAGGTGGAGTGATCACGATTCCCGCCTTGTATCCCTGCCATCGTTGCAGGAGTTCAATTCGCATTACGGTACTCGCACAATGTTGCCGAAGCCGCGTTCCGACGCCGACACCGGATGATCCGACGCACGCGACAGAAGAGCGAACGCCGTCAAGAACGTGCCCGCCGTGCCGTCGCCAGCAGTGGCCACAAGATCGAAATAGCGCTTGCGTCCCCGCAGGTCGACTTCAAACTTGAAGCACTTGTTGTCGTCGGTCGCGATCGGAAGCGCCGCCGTTGTCCCCGCGATGCCCGCCGAGGTGCCGTAGATCAGGCCGGTCACGTCGGCATAGCTGCCATCAGTGTCCGACTCCTGTAGCTTCAGGGCGGTCATGGCAATATCAGTGGCCCCCAGAAATACGAAGACTTCGAGGTACTCGAATCCAGCGGTGTCAATGCTGGTGGTCGCGTAGCTCGCGTTGTCGACGATCGCAGCCGGGGGAGTGATCGACACAAACTTGTTGAATTGCGATTGGTTCATGGATCGTGCTCCTTAGCTGCCGGGAGTGGAAAGCATGATCACCGGACCGGCAACGCTGGCGGTTCCGCGTTCATGGTAATTGATGTCGAACCGCTCGGTTCCTCGAATCGCCAGTTGGTCGAATTCGAAGTACCGCGACCCGTCCACCTGAATCGAGATTCCGCGACGGGTGCCCATCGTGGCCGCGAGTTGCAGGTTGCCGAGGTAGACGAGTCCATCGGTCGAAGTCTGGGCCGTGGTCGTGGAGTTCATCACCTGCACGATCTCCACGGGGAACCCGAGGAATTGCAGGGGAGCACCGCCCGCCACTTGGGCCACCGTGTTGCCACCAGCCGCCTCAGCCAGCCGCAGCATTGAGTTCGCCCAGCCGACCCGCGAGACGTACCAGCGGGCTCCGGCCACCGCGAACTGCGGCAGTTTGCCAACCATGCCCTCGAAGTCTTCGAGGTCCAGCGTGCTGAATGCCGTGTTGCCAGTCGCGGCAGTGACTTTCGAACCGGCCGCCGTGCCAGCCTTCAAGCCGACGATTCCGCCGTAGGTGCTCGTGCCGTCCCCGTTGAACGCGCACTCGTCCTCTTTGTCGGCGAAGGAGTAGGCGATTTCACTCGCCAAATCGTCCGCGATTGACAGGATCGAATCTTCGTTCAACTCGCTGGAGTAGCGGCAGAGAACCGCCAACTTCCGGGCCACCAACTGCACCGCGTCCCATCCCTTATCACTCGCCGCGATCTCGGCATTCTCCGCCACGAAGTAGGCAGTCAGACCAGACGCACGACGGGGGATGATGTGGCTGTCAGTGCTCATCGGCATTACCCGCAGGGATCGACGGGCAACGCCCCTCTCCTCCCGCAGATCGATGATCGTCGACTCCAGCACCTCCGGCACGCTGTAGCCGCCGAGGCTGTTCGTCGTGGTCGCAAGGGCTCGGGTCTCGATGCCGTTGTCAGCACACCACTGGGCCGCGCGAGTATCGCCGCCGACAGTCGCCAGCAGCCATTGGCCAGCGGTGTAGGCATCACGCTGGGCGTCCTGCCCCTTGAACGATCGCAGGGCTTTGGCTCGCCGCAGCGTGCGGATCTCGACGGGCTTCGGGGGCTCGACGATCGCACCAACCGCAGCCGAGGGGGCCGACCGCCGCCCAGTCGTCAGGGAAAGGGCAGCCTTCTCGTCGATCAGTTGCTGGCAACGGGACTGCTCTTTCGCAGCCGTGGCCGCCTCGTCCATCAGCGAGTCGTACTTACGGGTCTCGTCTTCGGTCAACGGCCGCGACTTGCCAGCCTCGCCGCCAGTGGCAGCGGTCACAAGAATCT